AAAGATAGAATTCAATGTTGAAATAGAAGAATTCCTCTTCAATAAATACTTTGGAGACAAAGTCAAGGAATTCATTAAAAAATACAATCTCACTTGCATAAAGTTTGAGAAGTCAAAGGGAAATAAACATAAAAAGCACAAGATGTTAGTAGCAAATGCAAATGAAATAGTAGAAGTTGCAGCAACTGGAGGAGGCGCAAATGAAATAGCTGCAAGCGTAGTAGCAGAACCTCAAGCTGGCGATGGCATCTGTTATATAGACATTAATACAAACGTAAAACTTAAGAGCAAAGACCAAATCCGTTTAAATCGTATGGATACAATCAATCCGGATACGACTGAAATTTACGAGTTCATATTATTCAACCACTTTGATAAGTTGTTGGCTGAGCGCTCCAAGTCAAACAAACACTGGATGTTTCATTATTACACGCTTCGAAAGCTGTTGGCAAACACAATTGAAAAAATCAATAATCATTTAAGAAATATTATTATTGCTGTTCTTGACACAGTTGAAAGCGAAGTAGACTTGGGACATATTGTCGACAACTCGGTCGAGTTCATCGAGAAAAATACACACCTATTGAAATACGGTGATATGACGCTATATGAGCATCAAAAAGAGGTGTTTACTGCCGCCAAAGGTTACTCTGCAAAGTTAATCTTGTATATTGCTCCTACTGGCACAGGCAAAACTATGACACCTCTTGGTCTATCTGAGGAAAATCGTGTTATATTTGTATGCGCAGCAAGACACGTTGGTCTGCAGCTGGCTCGTGCTGCAATTTCTTCTGGCAAGAAAATTGCATTTGCATTTGGTTGCTCTAGTGCCCAGGATGTACGTCTTCATTTCTTTGCAGCGGCTGATTACACAATTAATAAACGTAGTGGTGGAATTGGCAAGGTTGATAATAGTAATGGTAGAAAGGTTGAAATCATTATTTGCGATATTCGCTCTTATTTACCAGCAATGTATTATATGTTGGCATTCAATTCTCCACGAAACATCGTAGTTCAGTGGGATGAACCAACTATTACAATGGATTATCCATCGCATCCATTGCACTCGGTTATAAAGAAAAACTGGCAAGAAAATCTCATTCCAAATATGGTTCTGTCGTCCGCCACTTTGCCAAAAGAACACGAATTGACTCAAACGATTGCTGATTTCAGAGCCAAATTCACCAAGCCGAGATGTGACCCTCCAAGAATATTCAATATTGTCAGTCACGACTGCAAGAAATCAATTCCGATTATTAACAACAATGGTTTCGTTGTAATGCCTCATTATACGTGCGGTTCTGACTACAACGAGGTTCTTAAAGTTTCTCAACACTGCGACGAAAACCTGACCCTGCTTAGATATTTAGATCTAAAAGAAGCATCTGATTTCATAATGTACGCTGAACGCTATAATTGCACTAAGTCTTCCGCTAAATTTGATAGGAATTTTGCTAGCGTAGATGATATTACAATGATGAGTATCAAGCTACACTATTTGAAGGTTTTAAAGAATATTAAGACTGAGGAAACTCAGAACCATTGGTCTCAAATTTATCGACACTTTATGGAGACAAGATATAAGCGCATTGTGCCAAATAGCGGAATTGATGCTACTGGAAACAAGCTATCCAAGTCAGTCAGCGTTGGTCCAGGCTCCACATACAGAACTGGTAATGCTCCAGTCAATGGTACAATTGGTGGTACTCCTTTGTCTAGAATGGCCAGTCAGCAAGAGACCAATCTTGCATTGCCAAGACTAGAGCCAAATGGCAGTTGCGCCATCTATATTACTACAAAAGATTCATATTCACTCACTGATGGGCCTACTATATTCTTAGCCAATGACGTTCAAAAAATTGCCAAGTTCTGCATTCAACAGGCGAACATTCCAGCGGTTATTATGAAGGATATTACCGAGAAAATTGAGTTCAATAATGCAATCAACGAAAAGATTTCAGAACTTGAGCATACACTCTCATTTGAAGAGGAAAAGCTTACTAACAAATTGTTAGGGTCAACCGGCGCTTCATCAAAAACCAAGGAAAAGAAGAGTAAAATGAAGATTGCGTCAAAGATGATTGACCGTTCTCTTGTAGCAGATGAGAATCCCTCAATTGAAAAGTTGCGGGCTATTATTGAGGACTTGAAAGGTATGGTTAAGAGTGCATCACTAAATGATATATTTATTCCCAACAAACTAGCACATCTTGATAAATGGGCTGTCGGACTCGACACTAAATTGGCTTTCACAAGCAACATTGATGAGCAGTCAATTACTGCTATTATGTTGTTGAAAGACGTTGAAGACAGTTGGAAGGTTCTCTTATTATTAGGAATTGGTGTATTTACTGAGCACAAGAGCATCGCATATACCGAGATTATGAAGAAGTTGGCAGACAAGCAGCAGCTCTATTTGATTATTGCAGACAGCGACTACATTTACGGAACTAATTATCAGTTTTGTCACGGCTATTTGAGCAAGGATTTGAATATGACTCAGGAGAAAATCATTCAGGCGCTTGGCAGAATTGGTCGTAATAATATCCAACAAGAATACAGTGCACGTTTCAGAGACGATGACCAGATTAAAACACTGTTTACCAAGTTTCGGTCGGAAGACAAACCCGAAGTATTAAATATGAATGTACTGTTCAACTCGGGAAATATTAGATGGAACGGCACAGATTATGTTGAGGTGACAGAGGAGGAACTAAATAATGCAAACGCAGAATTTCAAGACGAAGATAACGACGAAGATGAAGGTGATGAAGACGAAGACGAAGACGAAGAGAGTACGACTGCATAAATATATAACTTCATAAAATGTGTAACCGGTTTATTAGTATTTTAATTAATTAAATAAAATTGAATATTTTTTTCATAAGTTTATACTATTATAAATATTATAAACAAATCTACAACCAAAATAAGATGTGGTCTACCATTCTATTATTAATAACAACAATGTTGTTATTTGTTAGTTCGAGTGCATTTAAAAAGATAAAATTTGATAAACCCAAGTGCAATTTATATTATATTAACAACATTCACAAGTATATGTTACAGAATCAAAAACCATCCAATTCGGCTGTTATTCAAAATATGATATCACGTTTTTCAAGGCATTCAGGGCAGACTGTTCATCATATCAAGGCGTGTTTGACGCCCGAAAAGACTAATAAAAAATAAATAAAATAATATATTATTTGCAATATTATTTAATTGTAAACCTACTTAAAGAACCAAGTGCAATGTCGACTCCTTTTGAATATTATAGTCTTGTAATGTACGTCCATCTTCCAATTGTTTTCCCGCAAATATGAGCCGCTGTTGGTCTGGCGGGATACCTTCCTTGTCTTGAACTTTTTGCTTCACAGATTCAATAGCATCATTTGGGTCAACCTCCACAGTGATTGTCTTGCCAGTCAAAGTTTTAATAAATATCTGCATAATATATTATATAATACATATATATTATTTTTAAGTTATTATTTTATTGTTATAATTTGTTAGTTTATTCGTTAATCAATTCATTAATTCCATTATCAAAGTCCATATCAATTGTCCAGCCCAATTGTTTTACCTTTTCATTACTAATATAATATCGTTTGTCATTAAATGGTCTGTCCTCAATATATGTAATCCAGTCATCGTGGTTCTTTGTCTGCTTGATTTTCTCTATTAATATGTGAGCAATTTGCAACACAGTGTATTCGTGGTGGTCATCACTACCAACATTGTAAATTTCACCAATTTCGCCCCTTTCCAATACCAATTTTAATGCAGAGCATACATCATTAACGTGTAAAAATGCACGCACATTAGAACCGTCACCTTGTATTGTCACTTTCTCATCTTTTTTTAGCTGCTGAATAAAGCGAGGAATCAATTTCTCTGGATACTGATTGGGACCATATACATTGTTGCCACGAGTAATAATAATAGGCATTTTGAAGGAATGATAATATGACTTTGCAATCAATTCGGCAGCAGCTTTTGTTGCCGCATAAGGATTGGTAGGACACAATATAGAATTCTCATTTTTCTTCTCCTCATTTTCATTCAACATTGACTCACCATATACTTCATCGGTTGAAATATGAATGAAACGAACAATTTTTCCGTATTTACGACTAGCTTCTAACAAAGTGTGTGTTCCTTGAACATTATCGTGTGTATACTGGAGGGCATCTTCAAATGAATTTTGCACGTGCGACTGTGCTGCAAAATGAATAATTGTGTCTATTTGATAAATATTCAAAATATTCGCTATCAAATCATAAGAGCACAAATTGCCTTTTACCAAATGATACCGGTCGGAATTACGCACCTCTTCGCAAACATTTGTCTCTGACGCACAATAATACATTGCATCTAAATTGACAATAGTTACGTCCGAGTTTTGCTTGAAATAATAGTTCACAAAATTGGAACCAATGAAACCGCATCCACCTGTTACTAATAATTTCATAATAAATATATAATCTAATTTATTTATACATTTATAACGCTTTTATTTAATCCCTTTTTTCTTTCATTCTTAATATCACATTTCTAACAGATTCTTGAATTGGCAAAACATTGGGACACAAACTTACTAATTTGGTCGTGTCTAAACAATTATTAGACCTCTTTGAAGCCAAAATCTGATTCTGTTCTTCTATTGTGAAATTTGTCCAAGTAAATTCCGGGTCTACTATCTCTTTATACATTGACAAAATCTCATTATGACTAATTATTCCTGGATTAGTTAAGTTTACTGTACCAACTTGTCCTCGTAGAGCCAAATTAATTAAAACTGGTAGTAATTCATCTAAAACAGTCATCGAATTGGGAATTGAACATACCTTTGGATAATTGATAATTTTTGTAATGAAATTACGAGGACTGTCTAATTCATCTGTAATAGGCATACGAATTCGAGCATTCAGTGTAGTATCTGAATACATCAATTGCATCATTCGGTCCGTATATCCCTTCACAATGGAATAAGATGAACCGACAAAATTGGGTAAATCGGCCTCTACAAATCCAGTCGTGGTGTCTCCAAATAAATGCTGTTCATCATACTCAAAAATACATCCAGTGCCCAAATAAGTAAAATGAATGTTCCTTTGCTTGCACAGTTCTGCTAAAGCAATCGGGCTAAACAGATTGTCTTTCATATTATCAACCAATTTACCAGGCTTCTCTAGATAATCAATCGTACCAATTACTTGGTTTTCATAAACACCGTGTGTGCGACCAATGAAACTCATAACGTGTGTCACATTTCCAATCAATTCAAGTTCTCTTTTAATCATATTTATATCATTGGCTCTACATAATGACGTGATACATTTAATATTCATACTTTGTAACAAATCTACTACTTTGGAACCTATCCATCCATTCCCTCCAAAAATTAATACATTTGGTTCAATCAACATTATTTATACTTATGTATTAATATTTAACATTTAAATGCTAATTATTAATAATTGTTTATTTTTGTTTATTATTGTTTTGTAAAAAAGTTAAAGATTACTTGTTATTAAATTGTAACAAGATGTCGCTAGATAATGAAACCAATACAAATGTTCTTACATTAGAGATTAAATCTCTTACGTCAGAGATTAATATGTTGCATAAAATGTTGTCAGAGAAGGACAGTTTGGTAATTAACATTAATATCAAATTGCTTAATATGGAAGCTCAGATGAAGCAATTGGCTGAACAAAACAACAATATGGAAACTCAATTGTCCCGTTTAATGTCATACTTGGTATCGTTTGCCGTAGATGTTAGAGGCGACTTACACCATATAAAATACAAGTAATTTAATGTCTGCGACTATGTTTACGGCGTTTAGTACCACTGTGGCTGCGTCTGGAGCCACGTCTGCGCTTAGTTCGTCTGCCTTTTGCTGACGCAGAAGCAGTTCTTGCAACACGTCGGCGCTGAGAATTAGGTGACTCTGCACCTGTTTCTACATATCTAATTCGTTCAATTAGAAATTCTTGCGCATTACGGTCGTCAAATATTTCTTCATTTGCTGCTCGGCGGACTTTGTTTAAGCTTACGCCTCTGTCTTTCATTTTTCGTAACAATGTTTCAGCCTTTCCGAAATCATCGTGGCCGTTTGCTCCTTGATTACGTGAAAACGCAACGAGAGCTTTAATTTCACCATACCTGGGCAAATGTGCTGGTACATCGGATGCGGATTTTGATGCCATTTTATATATATACTAGATATTTTATTTGATTTATTTTGTTAGTTATAGTAGGTTTAATATGGTTTTTATATTAGTTATATCTTTATAATATACTTTCACCTTCGTATTTTTCTTTTATTTTCTCATTTAAAATAGCTATTTGGTCTTGCAAATCATAATCCTTTGGTAAAACCATTTTAATATTTAATCGTTTTCCGTCTACTATTCTTTTTTCATATACAAGATGAGGTTTATCCCTTGTTACAATAAGAGACACATATTTTGGTAAAGTTGCTTCACTTTTTTCAGGATAAATATCATTTTCTAAATCATCAACTATCTTATTTGCTTGTGCTAGTTTTTCCAAAATTGACACTTTTTCAGACTTTGTTGTAGCCCAAGGTTTATCTAATTTTGGATGTTCAACACGAAAAAACTCTCTCTCCTTTGTTTTTTCCTTGTCGTAAAATTCACGATTATAATATACATATTTTTTAAACATTTCATATGATATACCAAGTGGTAAATCTTTTTTGCTACTTCGTTCTCGCAGTGTTCCTGGTAAAATACCTTTAGAATTGGTCTGTTGTTCATTTTGTGTTGCAATTCGTAAATTTTCAAATGTATTATTTAAAGGATTTCTGTCAATATGATCAACACTAACATTTTTTATTCCTTTACCATTTCCATAGCAATCTGTTATTATTTGATGAATATAATAGCATTTTTGTTCTTCTGATGTATATGCTGTATGTGTTTGAATGTATCCATTTGAAGCCTTGTACCAGGTCATCTTTTTATTGCAATTATTTTTATTTTCAAAATCTAATATTTTTGCATAACTTTCAGGGCATAATTTACATAATGTATTTTGTTCACAATACATTAATAAAAACTCCCTTTCATTTTCTTTAATTTTCCACAAACAATTTTTAATTTTATAAGCTTGTTGACCTAATGTTGAATAGTGTCCTTGAATATATTCAATTATATTATATTTATTTACAATTTCATCATATATGTTTGGATAACACACAACATTTTCTCTTCGTAAATCAAATTTATTATTATTTTTAAAAGAATATATGTTATCAGTATAATTAAAATGATATAAGTGTTCTAAAATATTTATTTCCTTATTATTTTCTTTATAATATGGATATAAATGATTAACATCAAGTTTAAATGTTTTATTTAAATCATCTCTAATTTCAATATAATCTTCAGTATCAAGAATAAACTCATACTTTCCATAACTAAGAAAGTAGTAATCACAATTAACGCAAAATGACGGTTTATTTCTTAAACGTTGATTAAGATTGATGCAGGGTTCTAGTTGGTTCATATTATAATTATATAATATGAATTCTCTTTAAATCATTTTTATGAATAATATATAAATTAATATATTTCTTTAGTTGCTATAGGCGAGGCCTCCCATACCCGACATAATTCTCAACACGTTGTAGTTGGTGGCATAGACACGGACCTTGGCAGTCTTGGTTCCCTCAACGGTGGCGTTGGAGAGCACAAGCTGCAGGGTAGCGTTATCAATTCTGGAGAAGTTGCACGTGCCGCTGGGTTGGTGCTCCTCAGGCCTCAAGGCAAAGGAGTACACGTTGATACCCTCATCAGGGTTTCTGGTGTGGGACTGGTAAGGTTGGACCCACGAGAAGTAGGTTCCTTCACGCTCAGAGAAGCGGTCCTGGCCGTTAAGTTGGAGCTTAGCGGTGACGACGGGGTTTTGGCCCCAGCAGTGGAGGTCCAAAGAGGTCTCAGTCAACACGAAGGTACCAGCGTCAGAGACGGTGGAGTTATCGAGGTGACCATTAGAGAGATCCCTGAGTTGAGCAAGGATGTCGGCGGGGACCAAATTAGCAGTAGTAGGGTTCAAGGGAACAGCGGGGCCACCAAAGTTGGCCTCATTGTAGGGGTTTTGGGCACCGTTCCAGTATCCAGTGAAGCCAGGAGGGATGTCATAGTCAAGAGCACCAGCATCGTTGAAGAGACCACGGGCATCAATGAAGGCACGAGAGTCAGCAGCGACGGCAGCGGGGCCTCCAAAAGCGTGGATAGCGTTGGGGAGGGCATCAATGGCGTCAGTGTAGTTGAAGGGCTGGGCACCGAGAACCTTGAACAGGAGAGCATCGCACACCAAAGATGAGCAATAGTCAACGTTCTGATCGGGCTGGACAACCCAGATAAGCTCCTTAACGGGGTGGTTAAAGTTGAGCTTGATCTTGTTCGAGGAAGAACCAACAGACTCATCACCAGTGAACTGGAGCTGGGTAATGAGGTACTCGTGGGGGTTCTGGGCGAATCTTCGGCGCTCGTCAGTGTCCAAGAAGACATAGTCGACGTACAAAGAGGCAGCAACGAGTGATTGGTTATAGGCAATAGCAGCCGGAACGGGGCGTCCGGGAGTGTATTGGTTGGCAGTGTAAGCAGTGCTGGCAGTGTGGGCACCAGCGGGGTGGTTCTTCTCAGCACCAGAGTTGCAAGACAAGGTGGTGACAGCCCACAAGCACTCATCAATAGGGCGGATATCAAGGTTAATCTTGACCTCGTGGTATTGGAGAGCAATCAAAGGCAGAGCAAGGCCGGGGTTGGTGCAAAACCAAAACTGGAGAGGGATGTACAGAGTGGTCTCAGGGAGAGCATTTCTGGGGGCGCAAACCTGGCGGGGAGCCAAGGAGTCGCAAGGGCCATCAACCTCAGAGAAAGAGGGATCAGTGATGAAGGTAAGTTGGGTGGTGTTACCAATCATCTTGAAGTATCCACGCTGTTGCTCAGCAGTCATTGTGAGCTGGTTCCAGATGTGCATCCAGTCACCATATTGGCGGTCAATTCTTTGACCACCGATTTCAACCTCAACCTGAGCAATGAGTTGCTCACCGGGGAAATCTAACCAACGGGCATAGACACCGGAACCAACGCCAGCGGCGAAGGAGGCAATGCCCATAAGCTGGTTGATCTCGGGAAGAGTCACTTGCAAATAAGTTCTGTAAGCGAGGTCACCGTTTCTGGAGATGACGCACTGGACTCTTCGTCCGAAATCGGCCTGGCCGTTGAAAGTTTGCTCAATCGATTCGATGGCAAAGTTAGTGTACCTTCTGTAAGTTACCTTCCAGAAGGTGATTTGAGGATTACCTGTAAGGTAAACATCTTGCGATGGTCCCTAATATTTCTAATAGGGGCAGAGTACACCTTAGGAAATTTCTGGTTTGACTAAAACCATCATCAATTCCCGATTGCCGTCTACTCGTTGAACCTTTATCTTATATCTGTCGTTATATTTAAATAATTTAATGCTAATTCTAATTTGTTATCCATTGAAATGTTTTTTGATAAAAAAGATTTATCTTTTAAAGTTGGATGATTATTAATTCTGTATCCTTCTTTTCCAGATGCATCTCTATAATGTCTTACATATTTTGGTAATTCTGAATCTTCAACGCATTTTCTAATACGTTTTTCATAAGTTTTACCTAAATTTTTTCCAATCATACTTATACGCTTTAATTCACGTGTTTCTTCTGATTGTTTACATACATCTCCACCATCAGTTAAATTATAACCATTTGGTTTTATTGTATTTAAATTTGATATGTAATATTTTTCATAATAGTTTAATTCATTTTCTAGACATTCTTTTATAATTTCAATGTTAAAATTTTCTGGACCATATTTTCTAATAGATGCATTTAATAATCTACAGCAATTCTTATAATTAGAATCTCTAATATGTTCTTTCCATCTACCAATATGACCGTGTTTTCGGCCATTAGATAAATATTTTAAACATTGTCCTACATATTTCTTTCCAGATGGACTAGAAATACAATAAATTTCACCATATTTATCCATTTATATATTATTAGCATTTGTTTTTATGTTGTTTTGATATAAGATACTTGGCTGCGGATCACCCAATCTTTAACATTTTTACTATGCCATCGGTTATTATCCTATGGTATTATTTATGTCACCACAAATAAGAAGTAGTTAAAGCTCTAAGGGAGTTCCCGCAATTTGACAATCTTGCAAATCATTTATAAATTTCATAAATAATTCACTAGCGAGTTATATAATTAAACACTTTTCCTCTAAAGTGAATAATTCGTATATTTACACTGTTTTTCTGTTATGGTGATATACGACCCATAACAGCAGCTCACTGTTGGCGCCCAAGCTGTTAAGCGCCGTAAGCTACGAGTTGCATAAGTCCGCCTCCCATTTTATAATATTGCTAAAGAAAAAAAATTCTTGAAAAATAATTTAATTGCTAAATTAAATTAATTAAATACACACTTTTAAAAACCCTAACCCTACATATTATTTTAATATTTTATTAATGTCTGCGTTCTCCTTCATAAATATGGACAAATATGACGCCTCAAATATCTCCCGCTTCCCTTCGTGATTTTTGGTAAAAATATAAGAATTATTTCGTTTTTTAATGGACCAACCATTGTCTAAAGCATTGTATAAAAAGACCATTTTTTGAAACTTTATTTGGTCTATTTCAATTTGTTTATTTTCATCATTCGAATTTGCTATATTTATCTCGATATCCATTTAGAATAAGAAACGAAACAATAAATAATGTTTAAACCCACCTTTGAAAAGGTGGGGCCAAACAACCTGAATTAGAACCATAAACAACCTGAATTAATATTTTTGCTCCACTTTTTTTAAAAGTGGAAGTTTGGCTCTTAGCTTCGCAAAACCTTTTCAAAGGTTGATTTATATATTTCTTGCAAATTATCAATTAAATAAAATTAATTATTATAATATAAGTATTAAAATTATGCCATCGTTTAAGCCAAAAACTGCAAAAAAGATAAAAGTTTGCAAAAGATATTCAACCACATTAGATGGTAAGCATAAAGAGTTTATGAATGATTTTTCAAAGGACGCATATGATATAATTCCTAAATTGAAAGAGGAAAGAGAACAATTAAAACAAGAAATTATCAACAAAACTACAAATTATCCAATTGAAAAGATAATGGAAATCAAAGACCGTATTCGAGAAATTAATGAAACAATCAAAGAATTAAAAGACAAGAAAAATAATTACTTTTTGGATAATTCTAAATATATATTCGAATATTTTGAAAACAAGAAGAATATTGAAAATGTTGAAAATAATGATAATAACAGTAATAGTACCAATGTAAATGTAATTCCTACATCTAAGAGCCAAGCGTTATTCAACTTTTTTAAAATTCAGTGCGTAGAGCCAGAACAAACTGGCACTGAAAATCAAAACAAAAATATCGTCCAGAAATATTTGTCTAATATTGATGAATCGTTTCTTGATATGAATGCATTTGTCAGAATTACGGATATTTGTCAGAGTTGTTATAAAGGTGAGTTGATTCCACTTGATGATGAGGGTGTTTTAATTTGCAATGAATGTGCTGTTAGTATACCCTACTTAATAGAGAACGAAAAGCCCTCTTACAAGGAACCTCCAAAAGAAGTGTGTTTCTATGCTTATAAGAAGATTAACCATTTTAAGGAGATTTTGGCTCAATTTCAGGGTAAAGAAACTACACAAATTCCAGATGATGTTATTGAACAGATTCAACAACAAATCAAAAAGGAGCGCATAAAATTGGAACAACTAACACATTACAAGACCAAAGAGATTTTGAAGAAACTTGGCTTTAATAAATATTATGAGCACATTGCATTTATTAAAAATAAGTTGGGCATAAAACCGCCTGTTTTTAGTCCAGAATTAGAGGAAACACTTTGTAATCTGTTTATGGAAATTCAATCGCCTTATGCAAAGACGTGTCCGGATTATCGGGTTAATTTTTTGAACTATTACTATGTTCTTTATAAGTTCTGTGAACTCTTGGGAGAAGACCAGTTTTTAGAAGATATTCCAATGTTGAAGGATAGGGAGAAATTGATTGAACAGGATGAGACGTGGAAAAAGATGTGTATTGAATTGGATTGGGAGTTTATTGCCACAGTGTAATGCTTTCATAAATTACATATTGCTATATTTCGGTCTTATTGTCTTACCCAATAATTACATTTCATATATTTTTTCAGAAACAAAAACCTCTTTATTTTTAATTATATTATTAAAATCATCTTGTTTTAATTGTGTAATATATTTTTTATTCATATTTATTTCGTATACATTACTATCAACACATTTATTTCCCAAATTTAAAATTATAAATCGCAAGTTGTTAGATGTATGATTTTTAATTAAATAATTATAATATTTAGTTTCGTCATTAAATATATGACAATTTGGTAATGATTTTAAAATAGGAATGTCCGGTAAAATGTCAGTTACATTAGAATTAATATTCATTTTTTCAAAATCTTCACATATTGCACCATATAAATTATTAATGAAAATAAATACTGTAATGGGTAAATCACGGTTGTTTAATAAATATAATAAATTTGATGAAGACCATAATAATGCACCATCTCCAACAAAACACCATACTGGTTTTTTTGTTGCATAATAAATACCTAATGCGTATGCTATACCAGTACCAATTGAAGCCCATCTAACACTTGTTTCAAATGTTCCCGGAGTTGTTATATCCATATATTTGCCTATTGCATACCAGTTATTACCAACATCACAGGCAATGTGTACATTTAATTGATTTTCCTTATAAACTTTTGAAGTATAATATGCATATTTTTCTAACATACTTTTAACTTGTAAATCACGAAGTAATATTTGATTTGTTTTTATTAAACGGTCGCACCATTCTTTATTTGAATTTATATGTAAATTGTCAAGTATTTCATAATAATTATTTACTAAAAATGATATATGTAAGTTATTATTTAAATTATATTTATTGTGAGACAACGAAAATATTGTCTTGTTTTTTTCAAAAATCAAATTAAATTTATATTTATAAAAATTTGTTGTTAAATAAAAAAAATCACCAATAAGTAATAAATTTTTACAATTATATAAAGCATAATTTGCTGAATGATTACCAAGTGTTCCTATTCTTCCACAATAAATGGTGTCCTTTATAATTAATCTTCCGTTCCATGTTGTTACATACGGCAAATTATTTTTTTGTATAAAATTTATAACATCATTATAACTATTTTTTGGAATTTTGCCCAAAACTACTATAAAATCTGTATTATCTAATTCTTTTAAGGTTTTTATAACTCTATTAGAATTCATATTTATATTTGACATTTTAATGATGTTGTTTATATTTGAGATATTTGCATTTTTATAATAATTATTACTATTAATTATTTTAATATTTATCAACACGATTGATAATGTCATTTGATTTTTTGAAATTGTATATGCCTTGACTATTTTATAAATATCGTTATAATTATTTATGATAAATACATTTTGAGTGATTTGTTTTGATATGCCTATTACATCAAATGATTGAAAATTAAAAGCATCTTTGCTGTTATCAAACATAGTTACAACTAATAATGGTTGTGATTCTTTAAGAGCATTATACAATGAAGATATTGCTGTTGTAAACCCAGGACCTGATGATAAAAATAAAATACCAACATCTCCTTTATAA